AGAGGTTAGTCCATTCATGATGCAAGATAGACCTGTTGTAGCCTACCAAGCTGACATTGTTCCTAATCGTTTCTGGGGTCGTGGGACAGGTGAGAAGGGTTATAACATGCAAAAGGCTACGGATGCACAGATTCGTAGTCACGTTGACTCTTTAGGGCTTACAACAGCCCCTATGATGGCTATAGATGCTACGAGACTACCTCGTGGTGCTAAGTTTGAGGTACGTCCTGGTAAAACAATCCTTACCAATGGTGCTCCTAACGAGATTCTGCAGCCTCTAAAGTTTGGTAATACTGATCCTGGTAACATCCAGACAGCACAATTGTTCGAAAAGATGCTTCTACAAGCTACAGGTACACTGGATTCAGCATCGTTACCTGGGCAAGTTGCTGGTGGAGACGCTGCCTCAGCAGGTTTAGCCATGGCTGTAGCCTCTTTGATTAAGAAAAACAAGAGAGCACTGACAAACTTCCAGGATGATTTCCTTATTCCTTTTGTAGAGAAGGCTGCATGGAGGTATATGCAGTTTGATCCTGAGCGTTATCCTGTCCAAGACTTTAAGTTTATACCTACAGGTACAATGGGTATGATGGCTAGGGAGTTTGAGCAGTCTCAGATCATTGCACTGATGTCTACATTAGGGCCAAACAGTCCTGTACTGCCTTTATTGCTGCAAAGTGTTGTAGAAAACTCTTCGTTACCCAACAGAGAGATGATTATGCAGCAGTTGATGCAGATGTCACAGCCTGATCCAGCAGCACAGCAGGTTCAACAGCAGGCTGCACAGATCCAATTAGCGACAGCACAGGCTGATGTGCAGGAAAAGCAGGCTAGAGCACAGAAAGCTCAAGCAGAGGCTCAGAAAGCCATTGTAGAGGCTCAGTTGATGCCTGAGAAGCTAAAGGTTGATGTTGTTCAGGCAGCATCGACGAACATTGATGACCCTAACAGGGAGTTCGAACGTCGAGTAAAGATCGCTGAATTGATGTTAAAAGAAAAAGACATTGATTCAAAGGTCAATATCGTCAGAGAACAAACCCGTCAGGACGCAATGAACTGATTTAAGAAGTTAGCAATCTTTTGATGCTCTTCAGCAGTACCATCATTCTTAATGCGGTTAGCTCTCCAAGACATAATAACAACATTACCTTTGACATACCCTTTAGATGAGTCAATACGATCAAAACTAACTGAGTTTTCTTGTCTTTCTGATGCAAAGTAGTCTAGTTCGATACCTAGTACCGGACAATGTGTTGGAAAGACAATGTCGTTAAAGCTGATTGTCCACTCATGTTTGTAGTTAGAAGCCTTCTTACGTCTGAACTTCTCTCTTAATAGTTGATAAGAGTCTTGTTCTCGTATAGAGGCTTCTTCAGGGTAATGTCCCCACTTCCTTTTGTAGTTGTTTCTAAGAAGCTGTCGTCGTTGTGTTTGAGGACGTTGACTCTCATCCAACCTACCATTTAAGACTAACTTGCTAATAAGCTGATGTACTCGTTGTCTTGAAACATCACCGAGTTGTTTCTTAATTTGTTCGGTTGACTTTCCTTCAATCACTAAGTCATAAACAAGTTGTAAGCGTTCTTCAGCACTTAAGTCAGTCTTAGCAAAGTGTAATGATTTCATAGGCTCTCCTAAAACAATCATTGTACCACGCTTCACTGACTAAGTCAAGAGGCTTTACAGCAATAATTTAAGTGTGGTAAAATAACAACAATGGATATTAAATTACAAAGTTACTATGAATCTAGATTCGATATGGTCTCATCTAAGGGATGGAAAGATCTTATCGATGATGTAAAGAAGATGCACGAGTCTTATGCGGACATACGATCACTAGATTCAGAGAAAGTATTGTTTTTCAGAAAAGGTCAACTTGATATCCTAGATTGGCTCCTGACACTGAAAGAAGTATCAGAAAAAGTCTATGAGGATTTACAGAAAGATGATTTTATTTGATTTCAAATGCAGTGCTGGTCATGTCAGCGAACACTTAGTACACCGTACTACAGAAAAAGTTACATGTCCAGTATGTCATACCGATGCAGTTAAACAGTTAGCAGCACCACGAAGCAAACTAGAAGGCATCACAGGAGATTTCCCTGGTGCTTATGCTAAATGGGAACGTAACCATAGACAAGCATTGGATGTAGCAAAGTCTAAGTCCTACTACGAAGGATAACTTAGATTCCTTTTAATTCCTAACAATTGGGTTTATCCCGACTAGGAGAAGCAGATGGCTGAATTTGTAGATTCTATTGATCAAGAAGAAGTACAGCAAGATGAATTTCAAGCTGAAGAAGTAAAGCAGCAACAACCTGAAGAGCAGCAAGCAGTGGCTCCAGAGATCCCTGACAAACTAAAGGGTAAATCGATGGACGATCTAATTAAGATGTACCAAGAGGCTGAGAAGCTCATTGGTCGTCAAGCTCAAGAGGTTGGTGAAGTTCGCAAGCTAGCCGATGAACTGATCAAGAGGCAAATCACTACCCCGCAAGCAGCAGCACCAGCCATTGAAGATGATGCTGATTTTTTTGCCGATCCTGTTAAGGCTGTAAATAAAGCAGTAGCAACGCATCCAGCAATACAGCAAGCTCAAGTAGCTGCTGCACAAATGGCTCGTATGCAGACTGCGAACAGGTTAGCCCAAACACATGCAGACTACACTCAAGTGATCGCTGATCCTGAGTTTGCTACTTGGGTTAATGAATCACCAGTACGTAAACGATTGTATATGCAGGCTGATCAACAGTTTGATTTTGATTCTGCTAATGAGTTGCTTAGTAACTTTAAAGCCTTGAAGAAGGTTCGTCAAGATACGGTTAAAGAAGCAGCAGCTCAAATGAAAGAAGAGAACTCTAAACAGTTACGAGCAGCTACAGTATCTACATCAAGCAGTACAGGTGAAACAAGCAATAAAATTTATCGTCGAGCAGATCTTATTCGGCTCCAACTTACAGACCCTGAGCGATATATGCAGATGCAGCCTGAGATTATGGAGGCATACGCTTCAGGAAGGGTTCGTTAAACTTAATTGAAAGGTACTTAAAATGGCTTCAGCAGCTTATCCTGGAGGTAGTTCCTCCATCGTTAACAAGACCAATGCGGATAAATTCATCCCAGAGATTTGGTCTGACGAAATCGTTGCCTCTTACAAAAAAGCTCTTGTGATGGCTAACCTCATCAACAAGATGAGCATGAAAGGTAAGAAAGGCGATACGCTTCACATTCCAGTTCCCACCCGTGGCTCTGCTTTCGCTAAAGCAGCTAACACCGCTGTTACCATCCAAGCTGATGTAGAGACCGAAGTTCAGGTTCTCTTGAACAAGCACTTCGAATACAGCCGTTTCATCGAAGATATCGTTGAAGTTCAGGCTCTTTCGTCGCTTCGTCGTTTCTACACCGAAGATGCTGGTTACGCTCTTGCTCGTCAAGTAGATACCGACCTCATCCAACTCGGTCGTTCAGCTAACAACGGTGCTGGTACTGCAGCTTATGCTAACGCATACATCGGTGGTGATGGTAGCACTGCTTACACCAGCGGTTCCCCCAATGCTTCTGCATTGACCGATGCTGGTATCCGCCGTATCATCCAGCGTTTGGATGACAACGATGTACCGATGACTGATCGTTACCTTGTTGTTCCTCCTTCCAGCCGTAACACGTTGATGGGTATTGATCGCTTCACCGAGCAGGCTTTCGTTGGAGAGACCGCTGGTGGCAACACCATCCGTAACGGTCAGATCGGTGATGTCTACGGTGTTAAAGTGTTTGTTACACCTCAGTGCGATACCGCTACTGGTTCTGCACGTATTGCTCTCATGTTCCACAAAGATGCAGCAGTGCTTGCAGAGCAAATGGGTGTTCGTTCGCAGACTCAGTACAAGCAGGAATACCTTGCTACGCTGTTCACCAGCGATATGCTCTACGGTGTTTCGTTGCTCCGTAAGGGTGACCTTGCTTCCGTACCGACATCGATGTTCCCCATCGCTGTTCCTGCCTAAATAGGCTATAGGGGAGGCTAAGATGTCTCCCCTAGTACTAAAGAGATACGAATGATTACTTTCCGTTGTAAATTATCTGGTGTGTTTCATACGTTTGAGACTGAATACGACATCAAACAAATGCGTAGACACCCAGAGTATGAAGAAGTAAAAGAACAGAAGGCAGAAGAAAAACCAGTAGAGAAAAAGGTCACGAAAAACTCTAAAGAGGGTTAACAATGCCTATTATCAAGATCAAGGGTTCATCAACAGCATCCTCTGTACCTAGCTCGTTAGCGCAACGAGAGCTTGCTGTTAACGTTACTGACAAGAAGCTGTATGTTGGTGATGGCTTTGTTGTACAGAAAATTGTTGGTTCTCTTGGTAATCAAGAAGCTAATGCTGTAGCAATCACAGGCGGTACTGTAACAGGTATTACAGACCTTGCTGTTGCTGATGGTGGTACTGGAGCCAGCACTGCTGCACAGGCTCGTACTAACCTTGGTGTTACTGCTACAGGCTCTGATACAACATACGCTTTCAGAGCAAACAATCTTTCTGACTTATCTAATGTAACCACTGCCAGGACTAACTTAGGTCTTGGTACAATGGCTGTACAGAATGCTAACACGGTTAACATCACTGGTGGTATTGTTAGCGGTATCACTGATCTAGCAGTTGCTGATGGTGGTACAGGTGCTAGTACTGCTGCTGATGCAAGAACTAACCTTGATGTTCCTAGCCGTACTGGTAGCGATGCTTCAGGTACTTGGGGTATCAGCATCACAGGTAATGCAGCTACAGCAACCAATGGTGTAGTCACTACAGGCTCTTATTCCAATCCTACGTGGTTAACATCCTTAGGTTGGGCTAAAATAACTGGTACACCGACAACACTAAGTGGCTACGGCATCACTGATGGTGTCAGCACATCGGGTACTTATAGTAATCCTTCATGGCTGACAGCACTAGCTTGGTCAAAGATTACGTCTACACCAACCACACTGAGTGGTTATGGTATTACTGATGGTGTAAGCACTTCAGGTAGCTACAGCAACCCAACATGGATCACTTCCATTAGTGGTTCTATTGTTTCTGGTAACATCACAGGCAATGCAGCTAACGTCACTGGTACAGTAGCAGTTGCTAACGGTGGTACAGGAGCTACGACAGCAGCTACAGCAAGAGCTAATATTCTACCTTCGTATGCTACGAATGCTACGAAGGTTCTAGCCGTTAATGCAGGAGAGACCGATGTTGCTTGGGTTACTGCTGGTGGTGGTGGTATTGGTGATGTTGTTGGCCCTGCATCTTCTACTGACAATGCTGTAGCAAGGTTTGACGGTACAACAGGTAAACTAATCCAGAACAGTGCATTCACTGTTAATGACTCTGGTGAGGTTATGGCTGGTACATGGACTGCTACGACGA